AAGCAGTATTTGTGCGAGAAGATTGAGACGGAAATAGATGTTGATGGATTAAGCAAGGTACTGAAGGGGACTTTTTACCGGATAGAATAATAATGTTAAAAAGACATCTGCCTCTCAAAAATAACTCCTTTTTCCCTTGCGTAATTACCAAAAGGTTATTATATTTGCAGTGTCATAATGTATCGCGATCTTTTTATGACTGAAGAAGAAGAGCTAAAGGCTCGGATTGAAGCTGCGAAAAAAGACCTCAGCTTCTTTTCCCTCTATTGGGATGACATTCAGAATACTGATTGGATTTCCGATGAGGAGCTTGAGGAAGGCATCAATGATTGTCTCGATGACTTGAATGATGCACAAGACAAGCTGAATGAAAACGGTAGCCCTCCTTGAGGGGGCTACTTTTTCTCTAACATATAATTTTTAGGCTTATGGACGTACAGAAAGAATTGGGAAAATGGAAGTCGGAATATGTAAAATGCAATACTCCGGAGGAATTGGCCGACCATAAAAAACGTTTCAGGGCTTTTCTGCAGACGCTTTCACCGGAGGATAAAAAAGCGTTTGCGCAAGCATTCCAAGATGGTGCCAGGCAATCAATCAATGAAGCCCAAGCCATTGTGAAAACAGTAGAAATCAGGCAGACCTTAGAAAAAGTATTGCCTTTCGCTTCTATGTCGTATATTGCCCAGCACTATTTTGGCAGAACACGCCAATGGCTATATCAACGGATTAACGGAAGTGCGGTAAACGGCAAACCAGCCAACTTCACCGCTGATGAACTGAATACTCTATCTTTAGCTCTATCTGAGCTTGGCGACATAATGAAAGATACTTCTCGGTCTATCGCGAGGCCGTAAGGTTTTTAATGACAGAGGGGCTTCCACGGGTTGGAAGCCTTTTTTATTTCATTATTCAAATAATCATGAATTAAATTTAGAATAAAAAGTTTTTTTATTTTGTTAAGTTTGATAAAATCACTATTTTAGCAACGCCAAAAAATGAATTAAATGAATCCTTTTCCATAGTGTAACCCATAAGATTGGGTTCAGGTTTATTCATTCCTGTAGGCGCACTATAGTGAAGGATTCGCCATTTAATATTATGACAAACAAAAAATACAAATCTATCAGTATTTCTAATTTAATTATAAATCCAGATAATGATCGTTTTGAGTCTGTTGAGAATGAAAAGCAGGCTATAGACATAATGCTAACAAAATTAGGAGACAAAATTTATTATATTGCGATACATATTTTAGAGAATGGGTTGTCTCCCAAGCCATTTTATGTTATGCCATCAAAGAAATCTAACAAGAAATTTCTTGTAAAGGAAGGAAACAGAAGAACCACAGCATTAAAATTGATGGCTAACCCTAAGTTAATTGATTCTAAAAAACATGCTTCATTAAAGAATCGTTTTTTTAAGCTGCATGAAAGATTTATGGAAACTCCGATTAGAAAAATAATGTGCTATATTTATGATGATGTAGAAGAGGCAGATAAATGGGTTCGATTAGAACATACAGGAGAACAGAATGGAGTTGGTATAGTTGAGTGGAAACCAGAGCAAGTACAGAGATTTGATATAAAACATGGAAAAAATAAGTCTGTAGAAATACAAGCTATTGATTTCATACGAACATCTCCTTTCGTACAAGAAGAAGTAAAGAGGGCTTCCGAAAACATTAAACTCACAAATTTTGCTCGTTTATTAGGAGATAAAAGTGTTCGGGAAATTTTGGGTTTAAAGTATATAAATTCTAAATTAAGTTCTAATCTTGAAGAAGAAGAAATAGCTAAGGCCTTAGGGCAAATTATTTTAGATTTGTCTGATAAAGATTTTAAGGTTAGTTCTATATATAATGCCAAGCAAAGAAAAGATTATATTCAAGGCTTAGGAGAAAAACTGCCTGATAAAAATAAGACAATAGGAGAAGTTTGGAGGTTGGATAATCCATTAGAACAAATTCCTAATTTGGAAGAAGAAGATAATACAGCAAAGAATGAGGGAAGTGATTTGCATTCTAAGGGACATTTAAAGAAGTCTATTCCGACCCAACGTAAAACTCTTATACCCAATAATTTATAATCCGCAAATCCAAATTTCCGCAGAATCCGAAACGAAGCGTTCGATTTTCAGGGAAAAGGACAAAACGAAGCGTTCAAAAAAGGAAAGCGCGCAACACTCAAAAAGCCGAAACAAAAGTTTTGTAATGACCTCTGTTTCGGCTTTATAATTTCATAAAAAATGGCTTTATAACGGCATTAAAATAAGGCTCAAAAGTTTGGCCTTCTACTTGAAAAATTGTATCTTTGTTCAGTGCTAAGCAGCTGTTTTATGAACTAATTTTTCCTGTTTCTTATACAGCATCATGTCTGTATATTCGGCAGAATAATTCATGTGGGCATTGAATTCCTTTTTTGTACAACCCTCAAAAGGATTGCCAATGGTTTTGTTTGCTCCAATCCATTCACACAGTTCAAGTATGGAGGATTTATTGGATGTGAAATAAACGAAGGAATGCTTTTCGAGTATCTTTAAAACATCCAAATAATCAGACAAGCGCCAATACATATTGTACGTACCAACATCAGTGGAAAGATAAGGCGGATCAATTAAAAAGACGACTCCGGGAACATCCTTATATTGGTTGAATACTGCTTTGTAGTCGCATGATACAATTTCAAGCCCTTTTAAGTAGTCAGAAGACTCCGGATAACCGGTCTTGCGAATGTTGTTATAAAGGACTTCCTTGCGCATTTCGGCTACAGACAATTTATACTTCATGGAGAACATAAGTGAGGATGATAAGGTTATAAAATCCACGTACCCAACATTTAGTTCTTCTTCCTCGATACGTTTAAAAATGCGTTCTCTAAGTTCCCCTTTAATTGGTTTATGTTTGGGTATCGAATTACCCACCAGCTCCCTAATATCGGCAAGCAGTTTATTTGTCTGTGGGATATTTTTCAGTCTGAACCGGTAGTTGTCGAAGTCATTGTAGACAACAGTAGCATCGGGCTTGCTTCTTTTGGCTATATGCGAAAGAAGTCCGGAACCGCCAAACAAGTCCACAAACACGGTATCTTCAGGGAACTGTTCCAAAACTTTAATAAACTCTTTAGCAAACATTCTTTTTTGGCCTACAAATGGCAGTGGTGCAGATAAATTCATATTCTTCATACGTTCAAGTCAAATTTAATGTTTTCAACTCCGGATAACAGTTCCAGAGTCCGGTCAATGTTATTTTCATATATATGCACATTTCCAAGGTCAAGGGTTATGGACTTCAGGGGAAGCTCCACCTGCCTTGCCATCAGATAAAGATGATAAATATCAGCCGGAAGCCCAAGGTTCGCATCAGAACTACGCTGATATGCAGATAGCACCAATTCTCCCTCATCAATTTGGAACTGCACAAGACTCAGGCAGGGTGCCTGGTTGCTTTCCACCCCGGTTTCTCCAAGAAACAGGACATAATTCTTGCTGTTGCGCTTTTCCCGGTTAATCCTGGTTATGAGGGGTGGAAGCTTTTCAAAGTAAGTTGGATAGCTGTTTACAAGGGTATGGCCGCAATAATCCCACCAGGTAATCCCTGCCTCTTTGTATTTTTCCACATCCCGGACTCCTTGCATAAACAGTTTCAATTCCTCTTTCAGCTTTTTCCTGGCTATCCCGTGGCTTTCAAATATGTCAAGTAAATCAGCGGGGGTTAGCATGAGCCTTTCGTTTAATAGATACTTGATACGCCCTTTCCTATTGGTCTGGATTTTGCCCGTTTGGAGTATCTTGTCTAATGTCTGGTAATACTTCATGAGCTTTATTTTTGGTTGTACAAAGGTAGCTCTACCGGACAACACAAGGCATCCCCGGCACATCAATCACACTGCACCGAGCGTGCAGTGCTTTCCAAACCGTTTGATAACATCATACACCTTACGTTCGCTTACCGAATATTTATTTGCCAAAAACGCCACTGCATAAGTGGTCTTTTCACCTTGTTTTTTCATGACCTCATACTCCGTATATAAGTCTATGAATCGAAGGTCATCCTGCTTGCCGCCCAAACTTATAAGCATTTCAAGCGGTTCTCTGTTAAATTTAAGTGCTTCAAACAATGTCATATCCAATCATTTTTGTACTTTTGCAATGCCAATCATTTATTTAATGCGTAAAAACGCCACGAGAGTGCGGCAGAGGGCATTGCCCCCGGTCGCGCACTCTCGTGGCGTTTTGTGTTAATAAATGATTGGCGTCTATATTAACAGGCCGGGGGCTTTTTTTATCCCTCCCCCGAAGGGATTGTCAATCACTCAATCCGATATAATTCCAAATTGAACTTGTCCTTTTTTTCCCAGCCTTCAGCCAGAACTGTCTGAATGAATCCTACTGCTTTTGTATAGAAATCTTTCAGTTCTTCTAACTGAGTAAAAGTATGGTATTCCGGTTGTTCATCCGAACCAAACTTAAACGTCACTGGCAGGGTTTCTCCGCCCGTCTGAACGGCCAAATCGTATGCTGCCTTATAGTTGTACTGGTTCTCCACAGAAAGCCATACATGGGCACCATTATAGGCGAATCCGGATAGGATAGCCGCATCAGTCTGGCTGTTATACCAGGACATAACCAATGTGTGGATTTCCTCATCAGTAGGCTTATGCCCGAACTCCTCTTCCATGTAGGAGGCAGAGCCGTTCTCTTTTTCCTGCACATCCCATCGGATGCGCCATTTGTCTTTAACCGGGTTCGTGCATTCCATCAGCGAAACCCCGGAACTTCCTTCAACTCTTCTCATGTAAACACGTATTTGGTTCTACCTTTGCCGAATGTCTCTGTCTTGATGGTCGTTTCAAACGGGAAACCATCCGGCATTTCCTTTACTTGTGCGAGAATATTCTTCATTTCCTCGCTGTTGGTGAAGAACTTCTTTGCCTCGCCGTTCACTTCGATGGCCACAATACAGCGGTCTTCTCCCTGCTCGGTTTTGATACCGGTCTCAAAGTCCTTCACTACAATGGGTAAGTTTACCAGTTCCCGGATGCTTACCACCACTCCGGGGAATCGCTTTTTACCGTCTTCCGGCTTGTAAGCGACATTCAAGTCTTTAAAACTTCTCATTTCTTTGCCTGTTAATTTTTTAAACAACTTATTACAGTCGGCGTGCTTCGTCATGCCGTAGAAACTGGCAATCAGTTCCCGCCGTCTTTTTCTCGATTTTACCTCGTGCATTTTCCGGGCAAACTTCTGTTTGATGCGTTTCCGCAATCTTACATAGTCGGGACGGATAACATAGCCAAGGAAATCAATGCCTTCTTCCACAGGGAACACCCGTTCATTCGGCTTTATTTCCAAGTCTATTTTTCCCATTTGCCCGTGAACAGCATCACGAATCTTCCACAATTCCGCTTTCGTTTTACCGAGTACCAGTCCGTCATCGCAATAGCGATAGTAATAACGAACCCCGTACTTATCCTTCAGATAGTGGTCTAAAAATACAGACAGAAGCAGATTTCCTGCCCCTTGTGAACTGCGCAGTCCGAAACTGATACCTTCTGGCAGCAGCTTAACAAACCGCTCCAACAAGACCAACAGCCTTTTGTCCTTGAACACCCTCCGGAAGCACCACATAACAAAGTCCTGCCGCGCATTGTCATAAAACCTCCGGATGTCAAATTTGTATGCGTAAAGCGTGCCTTCCGGATTTTTTTGCAAATCGGTACGTATGCAGTTCATCAGGTCATGAGTACCGCGCCTTTTGATGCTTGCACCGGTTGTCCGGATATAACGTTTTTGCAGGTGGCGGTCCACCACATTCATGATGGCAAACACAGCGATGCGGTCTTTCATGGACAGGATCTGCAAAATACGTTTTTTACCGTATTCTTCAATTTCCCTCTCATGGTAGCCGCCCAGCCGGAATGAGCCGTCCGCAATGGAAGCCGTCAGTTCGGTGATAATCTTCTCCCTATGGGCAAGCAGGAATCGTCCCTGCCTTGACCTCTTACGATCGGTTCCGCGAAGTACCGAATCGAATGCCTCCGACATATTGGAGTATTCGATGATTTCCTCGATAATATATCCTTCCCTGCGCATAAGCTATTGGTTAATAAACATGGAAGATGAGGGCCTTCCTTTCCCCGGGTCTGACTTCTTCGAACTGATAACAGCCTACCAAACTCCACCCGACGCGTGATTTTTCAGCTTTCCACCTTTTCTGGTGCTGTTGCTGTGGCTTGCTCCCCTCGGCACCGCTTCGGGGACACGTCCCCGCTGCTGTACGCCGATTTGTTAGATTTCCAGACGCGAGCCGACATTCGCATTCGTATTCGAAGCATCGTTA